CCAAGGAATCGGTACGTTTTTCTGGCCTAGTTTGATATGCCAATCTGCTGTAAATAGGATCTTCACTTTCTATCGCCCAATCCTTTGGCTAGGCCATATAGATTAATACGCTGAGTATCGGTTAGGCTGTACCAGGCATACCATAGCCTACTAAAAACTTCCAGGTCTTTAATATAGAATTCTACTTCGGTTTCTATATACCCAGCCATACCCTCACTTACAAAGTCAGGGCCTTTAATAGTTTTCATACTATTCACAGCTTGAGAATACAAAGGACCGCTAGTCATTATGTATAAAATGTGTGAATAGCAAGTATTAACAGTAAGTTTCATAGATGAAAAAGCCGCTAAAGCTATTAACTTTAGCGGCTTCTTTTTACAGGTCCTTGACGCTTTCGCCGTCCACACCTTGGCCAGATGCTTCGTCGCTATCGTCACCGACACTACTAATCTTCTCTAGAGTTGCCTTCACTTCGTCAGGAGTAGGACGCGGGAACTTAGAGTCAATCGAAGGAGCTGCATCTGCAATAGCGCGTTCTTCAGCAGTAAGTGCACGCTTCTTGCACTTCAGAACTGCTAGAGTGTATTCAACGTTGAACGGCAGAGGGCCGGTCTTAACACGCTTGAACACAACATCCCAACCAGTGTCATAATCGGTAGGATCGCCTAGGTCTTCCGCTGCAGTAAGAATCTGTTCAAACAGTTTCTTCTTTAGGTTAAGAGCCTTTTCCTTGCCATCACGTGGGTCGATACAGTTAACTGAATACGCCCAAGAGCACTTCTTGTCGGGGAAGAAAGCTGGAACATGATCCACTTCCTTATTTGCAAACTTTTCTTCTTCGCGGTCAAAAGCCAAGCACTCAACAGGAATATCCTTGTTATTTGTACCCTTCAGCCAGTAGACATAGCGCGGTAGAACTCCGCCAATAAGACGCACGACATTCTCGCCGTCCTTATACTCATATGATTCTACAGACTTCTTAACTGCCTTGCCCTTGGTGTCGCCGAATGCTTTTGCCATTGTATATTTCCTCGAATTTAAATTTAATTTGGTTATTTACGATTTGTAGTAAGGGGTTTGATCTTACTAAATCCAGTCGTAAGTCAGGATAGTAAGATATATCTAACGTCACAACTCCATGAAACTTATACATTCCGTAGTCTCGCATTCCTGCTAGCTTTACGTACTGCATAATATGCTCGCTACTTTCATCCAGTAAACCACTTAGCAGCGGGTCTGGCCAAAGTAAAAAGCTTTTGCCTTTTAGGGTTGGAAGTAAATCAAGTTTTACCTTGCGATTCCGCGGGTACTTTCCAGTTTGTAGAAATATCAAAAGATCCACAAATTTGGAACTATTACCTGCGGCTTCTGCTTCTAACTTTTCTAGGTTGAAGAACAGAGTCATATCGTGTTGTGAATAATAATTATAACATTTTCGCTCACATCATGCAAGCTCAAATTTTTACAATGTTTGCGCTAATTTACGCTTTGCCTATTGCCCAACCCTTACTAGCATAAAATGCTAGTCTGGCGGTATTCTGTCTACGTTCGGCAGGGCTGCTAAAGTTTAGATCAACCACTAGAGGATCGAGCTTATCATCCGCTAGACGCATAATACGTCCAATAATCTGCTCTAGAGAAATAGGATTTGATGTAGGAACTGCAAGTATTACACAGCTTAGCTGGTTGATCGAGATACCTTCTGAGAAGATTTGTCTGCTACCAGCAACGCACATCTTTTGTCGGGTTTCGACTTGCTCGATGAGTGTTTTTCGTTGCTCGTAGGTTGTTTCGCCTGTAATAAGTACGCAACTTTCACCAACTAATTCCTTTACTCTATTAAGAAATTCCACTCTATCTGCTACAATTAGCACAGAGTGACCTAGTTCAATCTTATATCTAGCAATACGAGCTACCAGTTCCTGGTACTCTTCATCATATAGAAGCGCATTAATTTTCTGTGCCCAACCCGCACCAGCAGGTAGGTGAATACCCGTAGGTACAATTTCTACACGCGGGTTCAGGGTGTGCGATTGCGGCGGGCGGTAAACCTTATCTCCAAAATAATCTCTGAAAATAATATGCTTACCATCTGTACGCTCCATTGTACCGCTAAGAGCAATACGGTATCTTGCGTACATACCATCCATAATGTCAGAAAATGTACTAGCCGGAGTATGATGTGCTTCATCAAGAATTACAGTACCAAACTCTTTGCTAATACGTTCAATCATTTTAGTGACTGTCTGTACATTACCCACTACAATTGCATGGTCTTCAATATCGAATTTACCTGATCCGATAATGCCAGGCTCCATATCAAAAAGTGCGCGAATTTCATCTGCCCACTGATCTCTCAACATGGTCGTGTGAGTAATCACAAGTGTTTTCTGACCCAGTTTCCTAGCAAGATGTAAGGCAGTAAATGTCTTGCCCCAGCCAACCAGCGCATTAATAAAACACGTATCTTCAACTTGATCAAAAATAATCTGCTGACCTTCCCTCAACTCAAATTTTGGAAGAGGAAATGGTACAGGATTATACACCCTACGATCTTCTAGCTCAAATCCTGCAGGTATCAGGTCAGTCCTACCTTGCGGAATGGAGATAATACCTCGAGGTAGTGCTTTGTAGTTTTTGATGATTTCAACGGCTTTGAAGTTGCCCTTCTTACCCGTTTTAGTCTCTATTCGGTAAGTTAGAGCTTGTAGAATACATTTTAGCTGAGCATCGTTCTCAGGTCTAAAATAGATTCTATTACTCATGATTGCTTTGGTCATATCATTCTAGTAGTGTCATCGTACTGCTGATCGTATAGTCCATATAGTATATGGCTATTGCCTGTAATCAGCAGTCCTGCATGTGTTTGTTCATGGGTTGGCGCGAACAAAACTTTGAACCTTGAATGCACGCCTTGTACTTCAATAATTGCCCCACCTGCTTGTAGCTTAGTTACTTTAGCAATTTTACGAAAGACTAGCTTAACTCGACGAGATTTCTTGTAAGTAAAAAGTGTACCTTCTCTATCAATGAACCACGTACCAGACTTTGCTAGTTTAATGAAATCACCGATAAAGAAGATAGCTTTGCTAAGTTTAGCCAAAGACGCGCCTTCGGCACGAAGTGCCAACCTGCGCTGCGCTAGGGTAGGCTCAGGTCTGTTTTTATCATCAATGATCTTTATACGATACTGAGCATCTGAATACTCAGTATCTTTGCCCTGTAGATAAAATATTACATTTTCATCTACAGTAGGCTTATCAGGACCAACTCGATAAATTGGGAAAGAAATATTTGATAAATCAATCATTTCTTAATAAGCATTCCATCTTCTAGACTATAGTATTCCTCAAAGTGACCAAATGAATAGTCTTGCCCAATATCTTGGTCTACGCCAATAGGCGAACCAGGAATAGAGCAGCCACGATCAAGCTGAGTATAGTGCTTCAGTACTTCACAGTACTTTGGCACATCTTCATCCTTAACGATAGCAACAATAGAGTCATGTACTAGCATGAAGATTTGCGCATCTAAACCTAGACGCTTAATCTCGTCAGCAGTATCCATAGCACCCAGCAAGTTCATGTCAGATGCTAGAGACTGTACTTCAGCGTTAATACCGGAGCGTACTTCGTGAGAAGCAATACCCTTATCGGCAGAGAACACATTTTCTAGTCTACGCTTACGCCCAAAGAACGAATATGTGTACCCATTCGTTTCAATGAAGGTTTTACGGTCATTGAGCCACTTTTTAAGGCGACTAAATCGGGTAAAGTAAGCATCAATGTCTTCTTTAGCCTGGGAGATCGGGTAGTGCTCTTTAGTAGCTTTTGTAACAGACTCCGATACCTTTTTGGCCCCAGAACCATATAAGATACCGAATGAAATAGCTTTAGCACTTTGTCGCATTGATCCATATAATTTCTTTACATCCTCTACAGCACATGGTAGATCAAACACCATCTTAGCAATCGTAGAGTGAAAGTCGCCTCCAGAGCTAAAAACCTTTTGCAGATTCTTATCGCCAGATAGCACCGCAGCGTAGTACATTTCTGCGGTTGTCAAGTCCTGACTTACAATCTTATATCCAGGGGCTGCCACAATGCAACCTTTAATGATTGGATTGTCGCGAGGAATCTGCTGTGCATTAAACTTGCCTGAACTAGACAAGCGCCCTGAAGTGGTAAAAATGATATTGAAATTTGTACGAATTCGTCCATCACGATCTAGCTCCGGTAGAATTTTGCTAATGTAGCTACTTTGAATCTTGCCTAGCTGTCTAACCTTTAGGATAGTGGCAGGCAGTTCATGGATTTCACTAAGTTCTTGCAGGACTTCTGCATCTGTAGAAGTTGCTCCAGTCTTAGTTAATTTACCTGTAGGGGTAAGTCCTAGGTAATCGAATAAAACAGTACGTAGCTGCAGTACTGAATTTGGATTGAAAATCTTTCCGGAGTCCTTCTCGAAGTTTTTTACTGCCTCGAAATGGTATACTTCTTCCTTAGCTTCACCGATCCACTTATCTAGATACTTACCTGCTGCTTCTAGTCGTCTAATATCCATTGGGATACCAACTTCTTCCATATCCATTAGGAACAACGTTCCACGAATTAGAAGATTAGTATATACCCAAGATAGCTTTGGATTCTTATCTAGGATAGGCTTGAACTTTTGATACAGTTCTAGGGTCACTGCAGTGTCAATTGCAGCGTACTTAGAAATAATATCATACGGGATAAGATCATAAGTGAAGTTATCCTTGTCAACATTATGTTGAGCGCAGTACCTAGACTTAAACTCGTCTAGTTCGGCGTCGTAGTCGCCGTAGTTGGTGTACTTAAGAGCTAACTGTTTTAGACCATGACTATCATTTTCATCTAATACGTAGTGCATAACCATTGTATCGTGTACACGCGCACGATTAAAGTCGATACCAAGATGGTATTTAATCATCTTGTAGTCAAACTTTAGGTTATGGAAAACAATATCGAACTTGTCGATAATCTTACGCAACAGAATCAGATGTTCTTCGTCTAGAATATCTGTAATGATGTAACGCCCATGGTTACGCTTGTAGGAAATAGATAGTCCTAAAACATACCCATCGCGTGGATACAGAGCTGTAGTTTCCGTGTCTAGTGTAATGAATTCTACAGCGTTGTCAAGAACTTCTTGCAGGAATGTTTTAGCTTCATCGGCATTATTAATACCTTTAAAATCACCTGTAACAGCTGCATTAGTGATAGTACCTTCGATGTAGCCATGAATTTTAGCAACAGCGCGCTCAAAATCCGGTTTACCTTCTGGCTTAAACACAAGCATAGCTGGATTAGAGATGCACATAAACTTATCGTTTACAAGCAACCCAGCATAGTTAGTTACCGAGCTAACCTTAGCATATTCCTTAGCTGCCTCAGCACCCACAAGAATCACGTAGTCATACAGATCAGTATCAATATCAAGATCAACGTCTTTCTTCAGTAGCTTAGTAATAGGTACTGAAGACATGTGGAATACTTCAAATTCAAACTTAAAGTACTTCGAATAATCGTTCTTAGAAGGGGCCTTGTCAATAATTGCTATTTTCATTGTATATATTCTTTAATACTATCTACATATTCTTGCGACATTTCGCCAGGATCAGAGCCCTCTTCTAGTGCTATTTGTTCTACAGAATATCCTAATTCTTCTAGGATAGGTTGTAGTTTATTCATAGCTTCTCTTCCAGGGTCGTCCCCATCAAACATTAGATAGATTTTACTAATGCCTTGTGACTTAAATGCCAATAACTTAAGTGCAGTATCCTTTTGAAGCGTATTTGTTCCAAAAGCACACGATACGTTCTTCAATCCTTTATCATACAAGTTTAGCATATCAAAAATGCCTTCAACTAGTACAACACTAGAATACTTTTCAGGGAAGTATTCCGGATAAATAGGCATCGTTACACCTCTAGGGTAATTCAAGTACCTAGGATTGCCTTGGGACAGAATGTGTCTACCGACGTAAACAATAGGCTTCCCACGTATATCGCGGATAGGGAAAAATATGCGATCACCAAGATTTTCGCTAGTAAGAGTGTAGAAAGCACCGAATTCTTTGAGTGTTTTTGCACTGATGCCTCTGAACGGTTTAGTATAAGGAATTGTTTCATCTGGAAATTCTACGCCTTCTGAAGCAACACGTAAATCTTTGATCTTATCTTTTAGTTTAGCCACTTTGATAGAAACAAAGTTATCTACAATACCAAAAAACTTGAAGATATTAGTTTTGTACCCACAACTAAAACAATGACTAATACCAGTAGTCTTATCAATACGAAAAGATGGGTTAGAATCGTCGTGGTCAGGATTTAAACATTTTGTTAGAAAATCCTGACCAGAAGGCGTATACTGTATGCCTTGTTTTATCAATAGTTCTTCTACTGGATTAGTCATTTATGCGTCCCAAGGAATGTCTGCGGAGGTATCGTCGCGTTTAATTGTTTCTTTTTTCTTACCGCTAGCCTTTTTGATAGGCTCAGCTGGTGCTTGAGGTGCTTCAATAGATTGTGGGCTAATTCGTAGTGTATCCCAATTCATTGGGCTAGTGAATTTCATTTCACGACTACCACGAATCTTAGTGGTTTCAAATGAGATTGCATTTTGCGACTTGTCATGGGCTTCCATTAACAATGCGACGTCTGCAGCATCAAGAATACCTTTAGCAAAGCGAGCTTCGCCACTGGCATCAATTTGGTACGGACTGAAAATAGCAATATCATGCTTACGGGCTAATTCTTTTAGTTTCTTTGATACTAGCACCTGTGGTTGCCAATCAAACATTGATTGACCTTCGATTTGAATCTGATTCAAGTAGTCGACAACTGCTACTGCAAAGTTGTCGCCAAATTTAGCTTTAATCTTACCTAAATGTAGATCTAAGCTAGTGATGGTAAGTGCTCTATCGTCAATGATAATCATTTGATTATCTTGCTTTAGCACTTTAGTCTTTACAAGATCAAGTTCAAATTTAAACTTATTACGGTGACGCTTAAAATCTTCTACAAGATCATCTGCCTCAACAAACATGCCTGCTCTAGCTTTAACCAGTTTAAGCAGCTCTTCGTCAGTTAAGTTTCCATGCTTAATGTTTTGGTGGTTAACGCCCGCTAAAATAGCTAGATTTCTATCTAACGTTTCTCTAGCAGTCATTTCGATTGTGAAGTATACGGAGGTCTTTCCACCTTCATACTGATTCACAAAAACGTTGCTACAAGTAATAGATTTACCTGAGCCACGCTTACCACCAACTAAGATAAGCTCCTGACGCGCAACACCCGCCAACGTCGCATCAAAAGTATTATTGAAGCCAAGATGTACACGTTCACGTGCAAGGTCGGCATCAGACTGGAATAACATAATATCCGCCATGTTATAAACGCCTTCTGTAGTAAGCGTTTTATCATCCAGGGCTAATACTATGCCTGCTAAATTCTCTTTAATTTCCGTAGTATCATACTGCGGAAGTTTATCCAAATATTTGTCTAGAAGCTTAATTGCTTCGTTTTGGGTAAACTGGTCTAGCAATGCAGCAACGGCTACATCAGCAGAAATGTCTGGTTCGTCAGCTAGTTTTACAGCTGCTAAAGTCTTTAGTGCTGGGCCTTCTCGTAGAGTAATCTCTAATTCATCGAAAGAAGGAATATTACTGTATTTATCGTAATATTTATTAATTGCACTATAAAGACTGGAAAATGCTGGATCAAGGAATACTAATTTGAGTTTCGCCCATACGTCTAGGTTCCTCTCGCTAAGCAACTTATGTAAGACGATGGCTGAAATATCCATTAGGCTACCTTTGATTCATTATCAATTATTACTTGATCTAAAATCTCTTCAATCTTGAAAAGTACATCACTACGTAGCTTCTTGATCTCAGTCTGATACGCACCGGAATCGTATAGGAGACTTAACTGCTCATGAGTCAAAAGCTGCTGAAGGCCAAAGTAAATTAAGTCATACGCAATCGTAGACTCGGGCATTACTTGAACCTTAATATTCTTGCCATAATTATGTATGGCCTGGCGTACCACCTCTTCTACTGTAAGGGCTTCGGTGTCGTGATATTCTATCGTTACTTTCATATGCCTCCAGCACAAAAAGGGTAGAGACTTTTAGATCTCTACCCTTTGGATACCTACCTAATCAATTAGGCAGCTGCTTTGGCTTCAGCTTTGGCTTCAGCCTTTTCTTTCTTGGCCTTACCATCATAGTCGGCAACCTTGATACCACGACGAGTCAGCAGAGTTTTAATTCCGCGCTCGGTCTTATCAACGGCCTTAGCAATGTCAGCAACAGTCATAGTTGCCAGCTTATCCCCCAGAGCTTCAACGGGATCGGTAACGGTATTAGCGTGGCTTTCCTTTTGTGCAGGGATCTTCGAGATTTGGTTGTTACGGGTAAGCGATAGAGCTTTACCACGAACACTAGCAATGCTCTTGCCAAGGGCAGCGGCAATTTCCTCAATAAACTTGCCGCCGTTAACCATCTTAATGAAAGTTTCTTCTTCGGCTTCCGTATAAGTACGAGCAACTTCAACCTTCTCAGCAGGTTTAACGCTGCCAGTCAGTTCAAGAGCTAGAAGCTTGCCTTGAATCTGCTTTGCGCTAAATGCACCGGCTTCGAATTGTTCTGCGATTTCCTTGTAAGTATACGCACCAGCATTGGTGGTAACGAACTCAGCTAGAGCAGCGCCCTGTTCAGGGGTAAAGGCAGAAACCTTTTCCTTGGCCATCGAAGCCACTTCATGATCTAGCTGACGTAGCTTAGATGCAACTGAACGAACACTAAAACCAAGGGCTGCTGCAGCCTTCTCAACGGTAGTAGCGGAAACGGGGCTTTCACCGGAAACGATGCTGTTAAGGGTGGCAACGGCTTCGTCAGTCCACTTCTTTGCTTTTTCTGTCGTCATTTTAATTTCTTTCTTGTAGAAAATTGTTTAGGTTGTTAACAATGGATATGCCGTATTCTTCGGCCTTCTTACGTTTGGAACTTGCTTTGTTTTCTTCGTCAACTAGGTAAGTTGTGGTTTTAGTCACAGACTCAACTACTTTAAAACCTGCCTCTTCTAGTGCTTTGTAGGCTTCTGATTTGGTTTTAAACGACTGTAGCCTTCCGGTAATGCAAACGCTTTCGCCATTCGTATTACTAGGTACTTTTTTATTGGATTTGAAGTCAAACGGTAAAAACTCTTTCAAATCCGTGTACTCAAGCTCTAGCCATTCCATAAGATTGGCTGTTGCCTTGTCACCAAGACCTGCTTCTTTACAGGTTTCGGTTGTGATTTCGCTAATATCAGAAACAACAGCAGATAACTTCTTAGCTGCTGTTGTACCGATAAGAGGAATAGAAAAACTTGCTAAAACAGTAGCGAAATCCGCTACCTTGGCACGCTCGATTTCATCTAGCAACTTGGCAGCAGTTTTTTCACTACCAAGTGCAGCAGTTACTTCTGCCAAATCAAGATAAAAGATTTCTGTAATATCAGCTAGGTTTAGCTTCTCTACAGTTTTAGGGCCGAAGCCCTTGATACCAAGTGTTTTAGTGAAATGCTCTAGCTTTTTATTAAGTTGAGCACCGCAAGCTGTGTTACGGCAAAAAAGTTGATCGTTAACCAACTCTAGTGTATAATCACAGCAAGGGCAGGTTGTCGGTATTTCAATCTTCATTTGCGTTTTATCAATTTATGAATAAATTATACTAGAATTTACAGCGTAGGACAAGTCGAGATTTTCGATCCCATAAGCTGAAAACTAGGCTTGCGGACCCTAACCCCCAACCTTATGTACGACTTGTGGGATAATTTCTCCAGCACGTCGAATGGCTACTGTATCACCAATTCTAAGGTCAAGGGCCTGGATAAATCCAGGGTTATTGAGAGTTGCTCGACTAACTACTGCATCACCAACTAGCACAGGGGCTAGAATGGCTACTGGTGTAACTTTACCAGATTTACCTACTTGCCACTCTACGTTTAGAAGAGTGGTTTCGACCAGTGCTGAACGTTCCTTCTTAGCATACGCTCCACGAGGAAAGTCAGACGTAAATCCTAGCTTATCGAATTCAGCATTGCTATTAAGACGAAACACTACGCCATCACATGGATAAATCTTATCTAGTTCAGGCTCAAGGATTGTTGCAAAACCTAGCTTAGTAAGCATTTGCATATCCGCAACGTAAGTTGTTTTAATGTATGGAAATACTCCGTAAGCAAAGAAACTGACTGCTCGTGTACGAAAGTCGTCTACACTATTTAGGTTTAGAGCACCTGCGGCGTAATTACGCGCATTTTCGATATGTTTGGGGGCCGCAATTTCACCAATTACCTGCACAATACCCATGTGGTCAATCTTGTGTGGAACGAGATTGGTGGCCAGGAACTTATCTGTTACAACTTGGCCCTCGATGCCGTCCCCTCGGGTAAGTGAACGAACAAGCTCGCCATCAATATACAAGTGTGACACAGCAGCACCGTCCAGCTTCAGCGACTTTACCACATCGGTATAGCCTTCTAGAGGACGCTTATTTTCGTCTTCGTAGTATTTCTTGAGGCTATACATACGGGCGTAGTGCTTTTCGACGTTCTCGTGTTGACGAGCGCCGACTTTGGAATATCCAATAGATTCTGCCAAAGCATCGAACTGCTCATCAGAAATAATTGGAGTTCCAGCATAATAAAATCTTGCTGCTTTATCGAGATATTGTTCTAGCTTATTCATGTAATAATTATAACAAATTAGGCTTGTCTGCGCAACTCAGGAAATTTATCCGTAATAGCACTAAGCCCTTCAGCTTTACTACAGATTTCTAGTAGCCCATCAAGTAGGGCATACACATTTTGTATTGAAACTGGCACGGAGATGCCCTCTTTTGAGGGGATAAACTCTCCGTCATAAGATAGGAAATACTTACGAATATGCAAGTATTCCAAGTCCCTAAAGTCAGAGACCGTCAAGCGGAGCTGGAACCCTTTTTCTAGGTTCTCATGAATTAATTTCTCGTAGACGTCTGACATATAAAATTTCTCCGGTTTGGCGCGGGAATTATGTTTTCCACGGCCGCTGGATTTAGCTGACTTGCCCAATTAACTGATACCCAGTCCTGAATACAGTTTTCATGAGTTAGCGGCACTTGTTTTTCTAGTGAAGCCTTAGCATTGTGTAGGACGCCTAAGGATTCCCAGGAATCCCAATACTCTTCAATAATAGCTGCATCTGAGTAGATGGAGTATACTGCCTCCTTGCCATCTAATCCAGCGGGCTCAATCATTAGCCAATACCTCATACTCGTACCCCTAACTCGCGCAGATGCTGTAACGATGCAAGCTCATAGGCTTCCTGGTAGGCAAACTGCTTCCACTTTTCACTAATAAGCCAGATTCTATATACATAGCACATACGTTTAGCATCATACTTTTCAGCATCAATTCTAGCAGTAGAATCGTATCTGGCGGAATAGACTACTTCACCAAGTTTGAACTGGTCTCGAAGCGCTTCTTCGGGAAGCAGGATCGGCTTGAAGTAATCATGACTAGACGCGCGGATAGGTACTGCATAGTCTGCCAATACTTTGTTAATCGTATGCGCGCTGCGGTACGTGTATTTCGAGATAGAATCAATGGTACCTCCGCCGAGATACTCGCTAATAATATAGACAATCTCGTCTTTAGTAACCGGCTTTCCTCGAAGCGCTGCCCTACGCTCCGCATCTTTAGCTTTTTTCTCTTTGTATTTTTCAAGAATAGTACCTAGACGGGTAGTGTTGTACGCCATCCCAAGAATAGAACACGCTTCCTTCTTAGTGATTGGCTTAACACCTTCTTCTTTAGGTTCTAGCAATTTAATGACTCGCTCAATGTTAGAGTCAGTCATTAGTTCTTCTTCTAGTTCAGTACGTTTTCTTGCCATTTCGATCCACAAACAAAAAAGGCAGCCGAAGCTGCCTTGACATTAAGCCTTCAGCACGCCCAGGAAATAAACGGCCGCCTTACCAGTCAACTTAGACAGAATGTCTTCATCAACTTCTGCACCCTTAGCTTCGATAGCTGCCTTAAGGGCTGCAATCGAATCTTCCTTAGACACACGCTTTGCGCCTTCGGTCTTAGTGCTGGTCTTGCTAGTGCCGCTGCCCGTATCTTCCTTCTTGACATAGACCTTAGCCTGTACAAGAATCATACGAACACCGTTGGGGCTTTGCTCAAACTGCTCTGCTAGTTCTTTGATAATTTCGGTAGAGTTTTCAGCTGTGGGGCCTGCGGCCTTGTATGCTTCAATCAGTTTAGCTTTATCTTCTTCGGTCCATGCCATGTGTGTTGTTCCTTTAGTGGGTTGAATTCCAAACGAGAATATGTATTATACTCTCACTTAGCAAATTAATCAAGTGTAAAAATTTAAACTAAAAGGCATAGGTATTGCCCTTTAGTTTGGGGACTTATTCTTTTATAAGGAAAATCCCCGGAAACCTCAGACTAGCTTAAGCAGCTAGACGGAACTCACTGTCGTTTGCAGTTATTTTGATTTACTTTTTACGACTATCTGTGTCGAGTTGCCTAATATATTACTACTTACCCTGTCGAAACCTTTCTGCCCCATTACTAAATGTTCTTGTCTATGGCAATTAGGACATAAAAGTACACACTTCTCTAATTCTGGTATAACCTTGTCTATAAAAGTATCTATAGAACCTTTAGGATTTGTTTCTCCAATATTAAACCTTTTTTCATTCGGATTAATATGATGAAAGTCTAACGAACCATACTCGCCAGTATAACTGCATTTACTACATTCATACTTTCTATTTTGACTATCTAGATAATCAAAAATTAGATTCTTAAAAGAATGTTTTCTAGAAGAATTTTCGCAGTATTTACAGGTAGGTTTATACTTAATTAGACCTGCACTGGTTCTACCATTGGAGTAGAAGTCTGTCAAAGGTAGCACAGCATTACAAGATATACACGTTTTGGTACCGTTATCTCGATCAATCTTTTTAGAATTGGGCGATAAGCCTACTAATCCGTGTTTTCGTTTAAAGTCTGTAATAGACGTTCTACTACAGTTAAAAATTTCTTGTAGTTCTTTTACGGTTTTACCTTCTAAGAGGTATTGTGTGAATTCTTTTATATCTATTGTCAACATTAACTCCTACGTTAATTCCAAGACTACTTAGTGGTGGAGCAGGCGGCATCCGAGAGCCGCGTCCAGAATACATTTCTTATATTAAGTTTACAACTATTTACGTGTGAACGGTAACACCGTCGCACAATCTATGATCTACACCATAGAATTCTTCTATAGGATGCTCTCTGTATTGCAACCCACACCATCTACAGTGCATTAGACCAGAGGCTCTATGAAAGTCATCCTCTATGTCTTGATGTAGCTGTTGAAATAAGCGCAACACTAGTGCGCGTTCATGCGAGGAAGTCAACTTCGATACTATCCATATGTTCGGCCGAAAACTGGCGATACCGATGATTGAGGTCGAACTGTTCTTGGAGAGTAACCCGCTCTTGCATATAATTAGCATGAATCTGGTTAAAACGCTTAGCATAACTAGCAAGTTCTTCTACAGTCAGCTCAGTCAAATCAGTGCCTGCGTACTTATCCGTAGGTTCAATAGACACAGCCAGCGTGCGGGTAGATTGCTTGTTCTTAGCGTCGGTATAATTGAACGTGATAACTTTCATTTGATTTCCCTCTGAATAAGTATATATTATAGACTATTCAGTAAGGGAAATCAACAAAAGAATTTTAATCGTTCTTACGCAAGGTATCCGCAAGAGACTTTGCAAAACGCTCGTGAAAGAAAACTGCGGGAATAATCAAAATAGGGGCGATAAGAAGTGCACCTACAAAGAATGAGAAATACGTTAGATTCCTGTATTCAATTACAACTGGAGTAGGAATAACATGCTCAATCTCTCGCATTACTGGAACATACACCCAAAAATGCAAATAAATTGCAGTTGTTAGGGCGAAGAGTGCATAAAGCTCCATCACGCCCATACATAGTTCCCATTCTTATCCTTCGCACGAGCGCCTAGAGAAAACATCTTCTTTTGATTAAGCACTACGTTAGGCTCGTCATATTTGGCTACTGGGAGTTTGAACTCCTTGCATAGAATAGCATTCTTACGTTTCGTAGCAGTCCAGGTAGGATTAACTGGAGTCTTACGACGATGCCTAATATTCTTAATTGCCAGCTCTAGTTGCTTAGCATTATTAGGATTTTCACGTAGCAGCTTTTCGAGGCGACGCTTACGATTACTTTCTTCTCGCTTAGACGACTTATACAGGGTTGCATACGCTTCACGAGACTTACTACGATTTTTATTGGCCATTTACGATTTCAGAAATTGAGGGGAAATTTTCAGTAATAATTTGCAAAGCACTGTTTGCAATTTCACGGTGCTCTTTTTGAGTACCGTTTTCAGTACGCAGAAGACAGTAATGTAGCCAAGAACGTAGACTACCTGACATGTACATACGTGACTTAGTCATACCTTCTGGTAGAACTGCGCGAGCTTGTTCTTTGGCAACACCATTCTTTAGTGCCCAGTCATAGCTGTACTTTACGATACCTAGAACTTGGTTTTGAATACGCTCCCATTCATTTGCAAGTTCAGCATCTTCTACTTCAATACTATTTTGACGATTCTTAGTATCTTGCAGACGTGCTTCGCGTGTCACAAAACCAAGGTCACTAGCTACTGCATAGCGTTGACTAAACTCTTGAAAAGAAAAAGAACGGTGACGCAGAATCTGTCTAGCAATATCACGAGTCGTTTCGATCTCCATGACAATATGCACCATTTCTAGCGGAGACCAGTGTTGGTTTTTCACTAGATATTTTAGGAGCTTTGGCGCGGTTTCCGAATTAAGCTGGTTTGCCGGATTGGATACTCGTGCTGCGTATGCTACAAGGTCTTCTGCTGAAGTAAGTCCTGGGATGCACGGTTTTGTGATCCCAACTAATGTTACTTTAGACAATGCTAACGGCTCCGAAATGATTTGCAACTTCTACGACTTCGCGTACACGGCTGTCAGTGAGAGCTTGTCCAGCATCAACGGCATCGAAGATACCATTAGCTACAAATAGCGCGGTGCCGAAAGCCTTGCAGTCATTACGATCAATAGGGATGTAGCGTCCACAGGTATCACGTACAGTAATACCGTCTTCATCAACAGTCATTTCGTACCAGTAGTACTTGCCCTTAAATTCATAAGGATCCTCGATAGTATCAAGGGGATAAGTAGCCAGGTTAATTTCACCAAAGTAAATTTTCATTGTGTATATTCTAGGTTAAGGGTTGTTGATAAGTAATAATTATATCAGTTTTAGCAAATTGATACAAGTAGGAAATTTCAAAACAAAAAGCTGCAACCTCTTACGAGGAAGCAGCTTTAGTCTAGTAGGTTACGTCTTTTGCATTCTTTAAGAACTTCATCCAGTGATATAGTGGTATCAGTTGATTTGCTCACCTGATACACAAAGGTACCTAGGGTCAGGAGATCCTACAGATTCCTGTACTACATTAGCATGTAGGTGTCCATGTACGTTAGCTTTCCAACGTGACAGTGATTGAGGATGCACAGGAATATGGGTTAGTAGTAGACCAGCAAGCTGATGACTTCCACGTACATCTTTAAAATGTGCCTCATACTGCGATAGCTTATGTAGATCATGATTACCTTTAATCAGAACCTTTTCACCATTAAGTCTAGACAGAATATGCAGCGACTTAGCTGCGGTACTCATCGTAATGTCGCCAAGATGGTATACTTTATCGTTAGGCCTAACGCGAGCATTCCAGCGTTCTACCATAGCCTCATCACCTTCTGTAGCTGAGGGCCAAGGACGCAGTGGTGTTCCATCCGAACAGGTAAACTTAGTGTAACACGCTTCATGCCCAAAATGTGTGTCTGAGATAAGAAAAATGTTACTCATGTTGAATATACTGTCTAGTAGTAAAGTGTTGCTGAGTTTCTTCTAGAAAAGGATCTTCGTACTTTACGATAAGCCCTAACTGACCTTCTCTAGTTGATTTCTTGAAAAGTTTTTCTATAGTATCTCCATGTTCTTCGATAGAAAATACTACTAGGTCCTGTACTATCTCGCAGGGGATGTAGTAAGAACCATAAGCAGAACAATGTAGATACTTAGTCATTTTAATTTGGCGACGCATAAGGGGTTCGAACCCTTCGATTTCTACAGTGACAGTGTAGCGACCACACCCAGCAGTCTCATGCGCCTTCTTCTTGTGTTTCTTCTTTTTTGTTTCTTGCTGCCATTGCGCGCTTAGCACGCTTAAGGACTTCGTCACAGTCTAGCCACAAATCGCGGCCATGCATCATTTCTTGGATTTCTTCTTCAGTAAGAAAGTCTTGGTAAACTTCCTTAAATAGCTTCTCTGACCACTTATGTTGGAAAGAGATTTGCTCGAACATTTCCCCACCTTTACCAAATGCTCCGCCAGAATAATTGTGAAACATAAACAGCGAGTGAGGAGTAACTTCTAGTCGGTGACCACTAAGAAAGATCATAGTAGCAGCACTCATACAAGCACCCTCTACTGAAGTAGTTACAGTGGCATTAGTTTCATTTAGTACACGCAGAAACTGAATTGCAGTACATAAATCGCCACCAGGACTATTAATGTAAATCTTTACATAATCCTCTGATCCAGCATTACGAATGATATCAAACCACTCGTTATATGCTTCTGCTGGCAAAATTTCACCAGATAGGTAGAATTCATGTATATGTCCGTAGGCTTTGCTAGTGTAGCCAATATCGGAATCCAACGTATTAGTATTATGATTTTTTACGTCTTTAGTCATTCTATCCTAAAAGTTATGTTGGTACCGAGAGACGGGATCGAACCGCCGACGCGAGGCTCTTCAGGCGACCGCTCTACCAACTGAGCTATCTCGGTATTTATTAGAAAAAGCATAGGCTCTCGGACAACTTTTGAGTGTACACGAACCGACGATTTAAAGGATGTGCCTTACCTATACTTTTATATGGCGTCCCCATCGGGAATCGAACCCGATTCTCCTGGGTGAAAGCCAGGAATCCTAATACCATATGTAGACGACAGGGACATTATGTGGTAGCCCGTGACAGACTCGAACTGTCATACTTCCACTTGTAAGGAGGACGCTTGAACCTCTCAGCTAACGGGCCATTTAATTAAAATTCGCGGAAATACGGCTGGTCATGGGTACCGTAGATAAGGCGTCCATCATGCTTCTTAGCATCGTAGACTTCCCACCAACCTTCGATACCGTCAGAGTATTGATCGCCGTACTCGTCTTCATCTTCCTCTAGATCGGTGATGTACTCTTCACGAGGGTACACGCCGTAAGATTCGGCCCATTCTAGACCAAACTGCCATGCGGCGTCATCAATAACACTCTCTGGATAATCGTGAACAAGCACATAACCCTCTGCGTGATCAGCACCCACAAATCCGGGGTGTGCACGAAATACAATTTTAGTACCAGCTTTGATAATCTTGTTTTGCATATTCATTTCCTAATCAATAAACATTATTATATCAAATATTTATTGATTAGGAAAGTCGGAATTTTCCAACTTATCTCTAATTAAAACTTTGACAGTTCAGCGACAGTTGCGCCACCACACACTTGCAGGTAGATGAAAGTCTTACCAGGCTCCAGCTTCGCAAGACGCGCACATTCTGCAGCAGCAGTAGTTGCGGTTGCGTGCAGAACAGGAGTGCTCGATACGCTGAAGCCAGCAGCAGAAACGTTACCGACGATGAAGTTACCACGCGCAGTACGCACGTTAGAGGCAAAAAGCTTATTGAAATTCATAGTATTTTCCTTTTGTTGATGTTTATCTAAAACGGCTCGTAAAAGTTGACCAAGGTCTGAGATTTGAGAAGTATTACGATTAAGTGAACTCATTTTATTTTTAGTGTTGGAGCGGATAGCCGGTATCGAGCCGAGCTACTCAAGTTTGGAAGACTCGTGTGTATCCATAAACACCTTATCCGCATTGATTGGTATGAGCGGAGAGAATCGAACTCTCGTCGTAAGGTTGGCAACCTAACATTCTACCATTAAACTACGCCCACATGGTTAAGTATATTTGGGGTGACCGACGAGCCTCGAACTCGCACATACTAGGGTCACAACCTAGGTCTCTAGCCATTTAAGATACGGCCACCACAGATATACTCAACCTGCTAGTGATCTATATAGATGTGCGAACTTTTCGCCATACGCGCCTACAACAGTAAGGATGGAGAAAATAGCAACGATGCCAACCATTACTGATCTATTAGTATCACTATTGGTACCAAAACTGACAGCGAACAGTTCGTTGCCAAGAATTCGGAGTTTAAATTCAAATAAATGTTTTGGTTCCATATTTATCCTTTGGTAGAGGAGAATGGGTTCGAACCATCTGCCTTCGCCTTATCAAGACGCTGCTCATCCGTATGAGCTTCTCCTCCACTAATAAGGTACATCATCAAGAAAAGGTAGAACCTCTTCTTCATAGTACCTCTCATTGTTGCTGAAATTTGCCAAAGCCTTTAACTTCTCAACTAAAACATTATTATACAGTAAAGAAGTGTTCTTTTCAAGCCAGATTAAATAGTCGTATTCTTCATCAACTATATCGCAGATGCGACAATCTTTATACTTGCCAAAAGGTAACTTGTCCATTAACCCTAGAGCAGGGCTTTTTATTGTATTAAATGCTTTAGCCATATTTGGTACCTCGCACAGGATTCGAACCTGCATGGACTGGTTTCGTAGACCAGGACATTATCCAGTTATGCTAACGAGGCTTCTTTTTAGGTTTCCAAAGTTTATATTTACGCATAAACTCTGGATATTCAGGCTGTACACGTAGAGCAACCGCAGTAAGCATAAAGTCTAAATTAGATTCTGTGATCTCTACAGGCTCATTACCATAGTAATGGCGAATATGCTCTAGCTGATCTTCATTAACTCTAACAACTACTTTCTTGAAGGAGTTATCGAGCCAATTAATTGTGTGCGGACACTCTTTAAATTTAAGATAGCTTTTAAGTGCTGCGTGTGCTGCCGAGACGGGTACGAATTCATCAGGCACCCAGTCTGGAATCAGAATGTACATTTTCATTCCAGACTGTACTTCTTTCTATTGGTACATTGTACCACTTCATCCCCGTTAAAATAGGCGGCGATTTCTTGTACTTGAGAATTATGTGCAGCGCAAATCCTATTAGCTGTCTCAATATCATTGGAGTTAACCGTCTGATAACAACCGGAAAGAGATAGCGCTAGTGCTAGAATTAGCAATTTTTTCATGATAGTACAAACTTTAAACGATCAGCAGCGTATGACGCAGCGAAAGCATTCGGCTTAATTTTAGGTTCCATATTACATACACCCTTGATATATCCAATAGCTTGTTGCACTACGCAAGAACTGCCATATTTTTCACTAGGATTAATGTCCAGGTGAATTTCAACGTGCTTGTCCTCAAGAACTTCTGCTAAATTTAGATATAGTTCTGCTACTTTGTAGACTTCAGTCATTAAACGTGTAGCAGGCTTGTTTTTCTTTTGATCCCAGTCACGTTCTCTTTCAACGCTACCAAAAATTTTACATCCGTGCTTGCTATCTAAGTGAACTACAATAGCAAGTGTAAAGTCAGCAAACCATACTCCGTCAACGCAAACGCGCTCAGAGTCAGCTCCAATATAGATGGAGGTTTCATCAGACTGTTCGGATATAAACCGCTTTACTTCTTCTAAATCTAGTTTCTTCATTTTATTTATTCGTCAAGAAAGGGCTCTGTGAATTTATTGCTTTTTCTTAAATTTTCTAAACTACTTAGATACTGCAAATTATTTTCTACATGTAGTCCTGAAACATTCCGACCTCTTAAAGGTACTATATGATCTACTTGGTACCCTATAGGACAGGTTAAATAAATTTTTCGTATTTTTGCTAAATCTGCCCATATAGGAGTACGAATTTTTATAGCATCTTTACGCTCTACTGCGTTAATATAGGAGCATCTCTTACAAACATGCTGAACGCCTATGTCTCTAGTAGTTAATTTTCCAAAATCTGTTTTTGGAAGAATGCTATTGCAAGAATTACACTTGTGCAGATCGACAGAATTTAATAAACATACATTCCATTTGCAATTAATACCACCATGATTAGGTATTAATTGCAAATATTGTTTAACGGCATCTTTAATAGGATCACGAGTGCTATAGCCTAAAGCATTAGCACACTCCCATAAATTATTAGTTTTTAGCAAATTTTCTAACAAATCATTAAGAGTGAACCCTTTCCTTGCTCCATAAGGTTTTTTAACTATACTATTTAAGTCTAAACCGTATTTTACGGCTATTTTCTGTAGTACACCATTTATTTGAATCATAAAAAGCCTTACTAAATCCTATAGGAGTCATACTGCGTAATTCTTTAGTTCTTTCACTTTTACCCCCTAAAGCCATTATAGGATTATATCCTGGTAGAATAGGTAATACTTTTTTAGATGGTTTAGTAAATTTTCCCCATAAGCCAGTTTTCTTTTTATATTGTTCTTTTTCTCTAAACGGAGCGTCTAACCACCCAGCGAATTCATGTGGTTGAAAATACCAGGGCTCGCCTAGTTGCGGACGCAACTTACTTAGCCGACCTACTGGATTCTCAATTACCCAAAATTTAGGGTCACACCATTCAATGATTTCTAGGGTTTTGTCTATCATTGCTAAAGAAGCATCTGTACGACCGTCTGCATCTTTAGCCTTCCAATACTGCGCCCCACTTACTGCAAAATCAGTACAAGGAGGAGCAGCTAAAATGCCATAATATTATGTGGCAAATCATCTGGAGTTATGGATAAAATATCTATCCCATGTTTAATATCAATCTGGTAAACATCGTAGCCTGCTTCCTTATACGGGGAAGGCCAGTTACCAGAATAATCAAATAGAGATAGAATTACTTTATCCATAAACCCAACCAATAAAATTGGCGGACAACGTCTTTGAAACATTGCCCGCCATACACTGTGGTAGATCGAGACGGGATCGAACCGTCGCGCGTCCGCTCATGAGGCGGGTGCTCTGCCGCTGAGCTACCGATCTATAAATTTAGCTACCTGCGCCGCCTAGATCGCCAGAATGAGTAACACCAGTATCTGTATGACCCTCTACAGGGTTAGTAAAGATAGATAATCCAGCAGTAGAAGAACTGTCTAGATTACCACTTTGTGGATTGTTAGCCACGAAAGCTGGAGTACGCATAACTTCATCTGTAGCAGGATTTGGAACGCCTGTTACTGGAGTTGCGGCCATATTAAGCTCCTGCGCCGCCTAGGTCACCACTGTGGCCAACACCAGTGTCAGTGTTACCAGCAGATGGGCTAAACAGAGGAAGAGTAGCTGAATCTTGTGTATTTGGAACCTTTGCGCTAGGAGTAGCGGTTAGGTAAGGCATTTGATCTGCCATTGTAGGCAGGGCGTCGACGGCAGGAATCTGTCCACCAACTCGTTGATAAGAGGTATCTCCTGGCATTGTCATAGGACTGTTGCCTCCGGGTTTACCAATATTGGTACCTTTAGTTGTAATCATAATGATTATCCTTAAAATTTATGGCGGATAAGGTGAGACTCGAACTCACACACCTGGGGTCACCAGGCCTTCTGCTTTCAAGGCAGCTGCCGCTATGCCGATTCGGCTAACTTATCCAATTTGGCAAATCTGAGAGGACTCGAACCTCTAACCTTTGATTTTGGAGATCACTGCTCTGCCAGTTGAGCTACAGACTTATGTTGGTTGCAAGAGCTTCTAGCTCTTTACGAATATATCGCATAAACAAAATAGCTTTGTCTTTTGCTAGAAAATCTGCATCTCCGGTATCCGATACTGGTACTGGGAATACAAAACCGCAATCAGTAGTATAATATAGATTGCCTTTGCGGTAAAAAGCGAAATGCACTAAAGCACCTGCCTTAACCATGTCTTTTATAGAACGTGTATTAGTCATATTGGTTGCGTACTCCTGAATCGAATAGGTCCTATAGGTTATGAGCCTATCGTGCTACCATCACACTCAGCCGCGAATCTTCGGTGGGAATTTGGTCCGCACCATCCAGCCTAGCAAAAATCCAAATGCTAGGACTAAAAATAAACCAAATTCCATTTACTTCTTTTGCAGAACAGGCAGCGGGAAGGGAACTTCCTTGCGGCACACTCCGTCTTCGCTAGCAAGCTGCTTGTCCTTTACGAAATCTTCTTCACGATAGCATCCAACTGATGCAGAATATGTAGAACAGCGCAGCGAGGTCTTATCAACCACCTTACCCTCAACCTTCATGATAGAAAGAGAGGCCCATCCATCGCCTTGAGGACAGTCAGCAGTTTGCGACGTATCACTACGTCCAACAATACTGTATTCCGCAGTGAATCGAGGGTTAGCTGCCTTATACATAGCTGCATTAAATTCAGCATTAGCCTTAGCAGTAGAACGTGCTTCTTCCAGACGATCTGCAGTAACCTTCTCAGGTCCGCAAGCAGTCAGAACAAAAGCCATAGACACAGCAACCATCAGAGTAGAGATTTTCATTTAAAGTTAGTTTAGTTGAGAGAAAATTTGGCGGAAGATATAGGATTCGAACCTATGCGCCCATTTCTGAACGACGGTTTAGCAAACCGCTCCCTTAACCACTCGGGCAATCTTCCAAATAAATAGTCGAGAAAAAGTTTAAACAGCGTTTTTCCCCGGTTATGAGCCGGTGCCTTACCACTAGGCTAATTTCCAATTTTTGGCTGGAGATAAAAGAATCGAACTTTTGATGTAACTGTTTAGGTCGCTACGACTTAATAAAGTCGCCATAGAAAAAACGATAATACTGATTTGATAAGATTAATAGTCTTGAAGTAAGTATTATCTGCGCTAATGGCTTAGAAATATACAAGAACAAAACGTAACAGCTTTTATTTCAAACCAAAAGAGAAGTAACTGTTACTAACACTATGTATATTTCTAAGCCATCCGTAATAACTTAGAGCTGCACTCTGGCGGGCTGGCTACCGTTCCAATGAGCGTGCATTCACGTCGGCCGACGTATTAGGCTTCTAGAGCCTGGATGTAATCAATCACTGCTTCGGAGAAGCCGGTAACTATGTGCCAAGAACCATTTTCAATGCCCTGCTTATACGCAGCAACATTAACGATATATCCGGTACCAACTGGGTTGGGCACGGACGTATAAGATTGGTTTGGCTGTTCATCGGTAAACATGATGCAACGAGTTGCATCAGGATGTTGTGCATTTACTGCACGCACTGCATGTCCAGTATTAGTACCGTTATGACGCTGGCTATCGCTCAGTGCCTTAACTAGTGCCATACCGCGATATGACTTACCGATACGTACTGCAATATCGCTGAAACTGTAGATTTCTACATCTTCGCAGATTTCACGTGCAAGTACGGCTAGTGCTGCGGCAGCATCGAAACGGTCAAGATCGCTCTTGGCCGAAACCTTAGTACCGAACATAGAGCCGGAAACGTCGATTAGCAACACAGTCTTACCTGGCAGCTTTTCATGACTAGACAGGCTAGCCAACATCATACGTTCCAACATTCCCGAAAATTCAGGAACGATTCTAGCAGCAGCTAGGAATCGGAACGGCAAAACACGGTCAGTGTTTACCTTTTCCGCATATGCAGCAATAGCTGAAGTCGAAACACCGGAATCACGCATATTACGCAGATTTCGCAGGAATGCAAGAGCACCCAGCTTATTTTCTGCCATCAAGCGCTCGAAAGTAGCCTTCTTATTAGCGCCAGCGCTCAGCTCAGTTTCCCATGTTTCAGGGGTGGCCAGCTTTTGGTCAGCAACACGCTTGAACAAAGCCTCTTGCTCAGGAGTTTGAGGCTTCGGATGGGCAATGAACATAACATCTCGGATAGAGATGTTAGCACTGTTCTTGTCCCACTTTGCTAGGGAATATTCGTTGAACTTAACGAATGCCTTAGCAAGCCCCTTCTTCACTTGGTTAGACACAGCAGTACGCTTGTCCTTCCAGTAGATAGAAAGAAATTCACCCATTTCGTCAGGACGTTGGATGACTGCGGCCAGGTCTTCGGCCTTCATCTTACCGTTACGCGCAAGTTCACGCATAATCAGCAAGGGAACATGACGCAGCTTATACTGCTTACGTGCTGCAAATGCAAGATTTGCCACGAAGCTAGGGTCGGCCTTAGGAATCAGTGCGGAGATAGTATCGGCACTAGACTGTCCATCGACATAGAACTGATCTTCCCAAAGCATGTGAGCTAGGGTCAGACGTTGTAGAGTTTGCTCTACGGAGTTCTTGCCAATGCGAGTAACGCTACGCACGGAATTATTGATCGAGGACATTGTTTTCCTTATTGTTTAGTTGAATAAATTTAGATATCTGAGAATATGTCGAGACGGAGATTTTTAGCGTGCTATCCGTTACACTACATCAGCCTTTTCACGGGCCGACGCTGGAATCGAACCAGTCTTCTCCTTTTTAAGTGGAAGTAACCGTATCTATCGCCACAAATACCTAATTTGATAGCTCTGTGTGAATATTCGTTTTCAGTTTCTCGTCTAATCTAGTTACTGCCGATTAGACTATTTTAGCAGGTTTATATACTAACGGTATATGAGCATTGAACTAAGATAACTTAGTTCGTTCCATAATAGAAGTAACTGATATTAAGTACATACCCTTTCGGGGTACTACAACTGCGCAACACAAAGTCATCAAATTAAGTAATAATTATATCAAATTATTGCTCATTGTTCAAGTCAGAATTTTCGGGTTCCAACATCATTGTGTTGATGTTGGTTCCCTACTGACTAAACATCAATTATACGCCGATTGGCATATAATTGCAAGTTTAAATTTTCGCACGCTCACGCACTGCATCAAGCGTTGTGGTATTAACAAGAACACCGTTCATGAAACGCGGCTTCAGTTCATCACGATCTGAGCCTGGAATAAGTCCCACAGTTTCATACTTAGTACCGTTCTTGATTACGCTAAATCGGCCACGCTTGGATACCTTACCACTATCAGTGATAGGATCCTTGTAAACGTCGCGCCATACCAGCTTACCAAGAATACCGTCTTCCCTATTACCAGTTTGCTCGCGCACAGCAATGGCTGAACACTTCATAGCAAACTTTAGCGTATCACGGTCAACGGCTTGTAGTAGCGCACCGCCTTGTCCAAACGCAATATTGTCGGCACTATATCCAGCAATTTTAGCATTGAACAGAATGTCTTCAATACTCTTGTGGTTAATACCATCACCTTGAATGATGCGCACATTATTAAGAAGCCTATAGCCCTTAACCATAGTGTGCCCAAAGTATTTATCAAGAATGATAAGGCAATCGCGCACCACGACAGCCGGATCACCAGAGTCGGGACGAATAACAATGGTACCACCACTAGCAATAACCTTATCCTTAAGTTCAGTACCCCACTTACGGCAGGCTTCATAAATGTCGTAACTATCACTAACGTAAGCGGAAATAGAATTAGGCTTAGCGTACAGCTCCATCATGTTGCTAAAGGACTTGGTTTCGTTTTCACGTCCCCAGCTAGTAACGGTACTGTGTTCCATGGCGGGAATACTAAAACCAGCCATATCACATGAGTAGTACTTACGTGCGCCCACAAGTGCAGCAACTGTATCAGTACCCTTGAAGTTAACCAGGTGAGCAACGCCACCGATCATGGCAGACTCGTCGGAGCTAACTCCGCGGAATCCGAAGTCGTGCAGCTTGAAATCAATCAGTTCGGGCGTGCCAGTCATTTCCAGATACTTAGCAATAATAGTCTTGCTGTACATGGAGTTGGTAGCTACAGTTGTAGGGTACCACACGGCCTTCAAAAGAGCCGTTTCAAGGAAACTAGGCAGCCAATAGCACTTGCGATCGGTGTTCATAATGGTAACAAGAACGACCTTGTTATCCACTACAGTACCTTCGTCTAGGGCACGAATTTCAATGGGAAGGCGGCCGTTGTGGGCCTTAACAATGTATTCCCAGCCTTCACGATTGAAAGGCAGACCGTGCGGCACAATGTAAGATTCTGCCTCGTCAATCATTTCCATAGTCACTGGATTAGCTTCCAGCTTCTTCAGGAAGAATTGCAGGCCAAAGTAAACGCATTGATCGTAATAACCACCACGAGACTCAATATAGGAGTACACGTACTCCGTACCCTTAGGATATTGATTAAATTGCGAATACTTGTAGCTATCGCTAGACAGGATGACATTGAATTCAGACATAGTAAAACTCCTTTACTAACATTAAACTAAGCGAGAGTCTATCTCTCACTTTACCACACTAACAAATGATTGAAGAATATCAAAGTGATCTTCAAACATATTTTCGGAACTAATATTACTCAAAGGCACCCATTGAGCTTTCTCAGCGTCATCAGAGCCTTTAACCTTAGGCAAGTTCCATTCGCCATCAGATAGGGAAATCATAAATGCGTGAGTGATTGTACGCCCACGAGAACTACGACTAATGGCATCAAATACCTTAGTTTTGGTAATTGATCCACGCAGAACCTTTTCTGGAACTGCAATTTTAGTTTCTTCCTTAAGTTCTCGCAACATTGCATCTTCCACAGATGCATCATTGTCTGCATTAACGAATCCGCCGGGGAATGCTAGCAAACCCTTGCCTGGTTCTGAGCGACGAGTAATTAGTAGAACGTGCCCACCTTGAATAACTACTGCATCAGTAGTTACGAAGATTGGAGGATACGCTAGTGATTCATACTGCTTCTTATACGTATCAATAAACTCGCGTTCACGCACTACTTGTGCGTACTCTGTCCCACCAGTAAAACCTCGCAAAAACGCTAGGGTCGATGGAGATACAACGCTAGCAATAAAATTCAGGTTAGCGTTATTACGGAAATATAGATCACGCACTGATGTAGCATCTAAAGGTTCTACCGCCGGCATTTGTTCTAGGGTCCACTGAGGGAACCACTTCAAATACTTGCTAGAATTATCCTTGAAATGTCCGATCATCGCAATTTTGTCACCAGCAACTGTGTGCTTAGCAACGATAGCTTGTACACGTAAAATCCAGGCATTATCGTCGTACAGTGTATCAATATTAGGCTCAATGTTCAATGCGGTATCATACCGATTGCCTAGGCCATACTCTTTCCATGCATTGATAAGCATTGCTTCACGCTCACCAAAATAGAAAGGATTTTTATATGTACGAGGACGTTTTGCTGATCCTACAATAACAATAACGCGCTTACCGAGTTCGGCAGCGCGCTTTAGGGTTTCGATGTGCGCGCTATGCAACGGTTGGAACCGTCCAATATAGACTACAGCATCATACTTCTTTGACATGCATAACTCCTATGCAGTTAATAAACTAACAGGTCTATCCTGTTAGGGGATTGGAGTGCATATCCAGAATCGAACTGGCGATAGCGGGTTTGCAATCCGCGGCCTTACCACTCAGCCATATGCACATAAATACTACTCAATAAAATTGTTAGATTTCTTTATATTATCTTCTGCGGTTAAATACTGTAAGTTATTTTCTACATGTAGTCCGCACACAAACTCACCTTGAAGCGGTATTATATGATCTACATGGTACCCGTCTGGACATTCAGCGTAAATTTTCGCAATTTTTCGTATATCTGCCCAACTAGGTATACTAGTTAACTTAGCGGTTCTGTATTTAGCCTGTCTAGCTGCTTGAGTCCTTGAGGTACCCTCTTGGTGACACGTTGTACAGTGTGAATTTAGTCCCGTACTTTTAACCTTGTTACTTCTAAATAAGTTCAAAGGTTTTACTGTACAGCATTCAGGGCAATATTTAAAGCCACTACTCATAAGCACATATGTGCACGGCTTACATCTAGAATCTCTTTTAGGGAACAGACTTTTCATTAATGCTGAAATAGTACCGGCTGCTCTATTTAATTGTCTTAAATTATAAGTATTATTAGATATGAGGGTTACAAACGTAGTATACTCTATCTTATACTTTGACAAAATTTCTCTACATCTTGGAGAAACAATAGGCAGAAACTGTTCAATAGCTTCACTTTTATTCATAATACGGTACCAGCAACTGGAGTCGAACCAGTATTGTTACGATTATGAGTCGTACGTAATAACCTTTATACGATACTGGTATGGTAGGAGCGGTGGGAATCGAACCCACATTCGCCGCCTTATCTAGACGGTGCTTACGAGTTTATAAGGCTCGCCCTTAGGCCAATATTAGCAACACTCCCATTGGTTAATATTCTATAAACATTAACCAATGGAACGTCTTGTGCACAGACTTTCCATATTCCGATAGACTTCCAGTCTTGGATGTTTAGTATTCGGCAGGAGTTTTCGATACTAAAATCTAATTAGTACATTCTTTACTGAGGTATATATGCTCACTAATAAGGTATTACCTTTTCACTGCTACCCGTTCTGTGATTGTGATCTTACTAGATATTTTGGTACGGGTTATCGGACTCGAACCGATACGCATTACGCGGGGGATTTTAAGTCCCCTGGGTCTACCTATTCCCCCAAACCCGCATGAATTTGTTTTTTATTGTTATTATTCTTGGCAGAGGTGTCAGGGTTCGAACCTGAGATGGGAGAGTCAAAGTCTCCTGTGTTTCCAACTACACTACACCCCAACAATTTACTTATGCTAAACCCTGCTTCGTCATCACAACTTATATGCCATTGGTAGATTGCCGTCTATCCTAGGCTTTACCCATCTCGGCAAAGATGGGCGAGAGTTTAACATAAATAAATTGGTAGACGCGGTGGGGATCGAACCCACGACCTACTGGTTAAAAGCCAGCTACTGCTACCGCTGAGTTACGCGTCTATCTGTCTGTTCAGCTTGCCACGAAGCTGCTTATGAGTTTTAGTGTGGCTACCCGCTTTACGTTTCATAAGATGAAACACGTACGGATTATGTTGTTTCTTTTTCATTTTAATTCTCCGACTGAATATAAATTATATCGCAATCGGAGAATTATAACAAGTTAGAATTTTTTAACCTTAAGCCACATATCCGAGTTAAAAATGTCGGTTTCGAGCTGCTCTAGAGACCTGTATTCACTAATGGTTTCCCATTTCAGAATATTGCTATTAAGCACAGCCTGTAGCTCATCAAGAGCTTCTACAATTTCTAGATGTAATGAGACATTATTTAGATCGAAAACTGCTACAGCGTATTTGTTCAATTTGAATTTCTCCGAAAGAACAATAATTATATCAAATTATCGACACTTTTGCAAGACAGAAATTATTTAGGTACTACTGTATTAATTAACTTGGTAGGTACAACATACAAAGGATGACATCTATGATATGCCGTAATACTTAGACGATCACCATTGTTAGGCTGTTCACTAGTAATTTTCCAGGGACCCCAGGACTGTAGGCCAGCCACTCTAAATACTATAATATCACCAGCTTCTGTAAATTCTACTTTAGCTAAATCTAAATACTTGTGCGCTGGCGGTTCTACATCCTCGAAATACGCGGCCATACTTTCTAACTTGCAATTGGCGCGAAGTTTGTTCATATGTCCTGACATAATAATAGTACGAGGGTTTTCACGTACCATCGAGTCTACTGTAAATTCTGAAATTACTGGTAACACTCTACGTTCAATGTCAGGCCCGTACATTGCACCAAAGATTAATAATAAAGATAATACTGTTGATGCTGCCAGTACGAAAAATGCTGCTTTTAACAGTCTGCTATAACGTGTCATGACACTACCTTTAAAATGTTCTTTAGTATCCACATACCTAGGCTAAGTACTGTAGAACCTAAAACTAAAATACCCCATACTAAGGCCCTATCTCTATCATGTTGTAAGGCTTCCAACGCCTTGTGGTCTTCTTCTTGGTCTTTGCGAAGTGCTTTCAACTGTTCTTGCAGTCTGGCAATATCTACCGCTTCATTGTCAGGCATATGAACCCCTTACTTTAAGTGCATTTTTATCCTGGTTAAAAATTAGGACGAATAAAAACGCACCAGGAAGGAATCCTAGTGCGTGATATTTTTGGAGCTTAGTAAGGACCTGGAATCCCTGACCTCTCCCATACCAAGGGAGTGCTCTGCCAACTGAGCTAACTAAGCATTATTTGGTGGAACTATAGGGTACCGCCCCCTACTGACGCTGCTTGCAAAGCAGGCCCGGCGTCTTCGCCATAGCCCCGATGAATTAAAGTGTGGTGCCGGATGTGGGAATCGAACTCACGACCTATCGCTTACAAGGCGATTGCAACTACCGCTGTGCTAAACCGGCCACTAAGTTAGTATCTATTCACTGAAGTGCCGTTATGGCACCAACTATTATTACTAGGGTAGCTACTCCCCACCTATTATAGAATAGACTCAATATTACGTAGCTGCAGCAGATAATATGTCTTGTCTATCAAGGTTGCGAATTGAACCGCCACAATAGATACTAACTTAGTGGTCTCTCATGTAAGAATCGAACTTACATGGGAGAGTTGTTTTTAACTATGCGCCAGTTTATGACAATTAGCGCACAGAACTTCTAAATTTAGAAGTTCATTATTTCTTCTGTTTCTATCTTTATGATGCACTTCTAGTGCAGCTTCATTATTATACCCGCATTTGCAACACATTCTACCATAGAAATCTAGTGCTTTCTTTCTATATGAAAATCCGGCAACCCAATTACCGTTATCTTCCCCGGACCTAAAATATGTATTTGAACATGCTCGTGAGCATACTATCTGTTCTTTTGTATTTTTAGGAAAAGTTTTGAATTCCTAAAAGCAGCACGGACACGTTTTTGTTATTTGTTTTAATTTAGGCCTACCGCTAGCTGTAAAGTGACTTGTATCAAAATCATTTGATAACAAAAACTGTTTAACTAACTGACCATATTGGCCTTTTGCAGAAAAACCAAGTTTATATAGTACTTGTCTTAATGATAGCGAGTCGTCTACTATTTGAAATAACTCACCAGATTCTAATAATTCGGTGAGTTTAGACTGTAAATTTTTGCTCATAAAATTCCTTAAACGTATAAATACATTATACTATATTTAAGTAAATTTTTCAAGCCAATTTTTGGTCCTGGTCTGAGTAGTAGGATTCGAACCTACGATGCTTGCGCTCTTGATCCCAAATCAAGTGGAATGAACCAGACTATCCGATACTCAGGTTGTGTTTGCAATTACCAGTAATAAATGTACGGCTTACGCCCGTAGTCTGGGCAATCTGCCTCTTCAAGGTTACCTAGGGTCAATGTCTTTTCCCAGTTGCGGCACGCAGCACGCTTGGGAACTGTCATAAACTCTCGGATGAACCAAGAAGGCGTGCTTTTCATCCAATGCCACTCGGTATTTACTGATTTTTTCTTTTTAGGCTTAGTGGTTTTTAGATAGATGGTGTAAAATAAGGTATACCCATCATTAGATACACATTTTTCACGCAATGTATCTTGATCCCAAGGATCGTACTTAAACCTATTCGGCCTATCTTTGTATGTTCTAGACATATTATGCTCCTGTAAATCTACATATGCATAATATTCTCCTTATAGTTGGTAGGGCTGCGCAGATTCAAACTGCGTTCTCTCGGCTTAAGAGGCCGGACTTCATCGTCAAAGTTTCATCCCCATATTAAAGTACCCATTGCTCTTATACGTAATGCTAGGGTATAGCATTACGTATAGGAATAGATGCTTGAATATGGCACCACATCTAGGAATCGAACCCAGCTAACCTCAGATTAACAGTCTGGCCCATGCACCTTGCTCGGGTTGTGTGGTATTTGTATGGTGGGCAAAGAGAGACTCGAACTCTCACGGTGTTACCCGCTGGAACCTAAATCCAGTGCGTCTACCAATTTCGCCATATGCCCATATTAAAATACTCTAAAGCCCGGACGATTTTGGCTTCCCGGCACGTCATCTGCTACAGCGCCCACACAGTGTAGTCTTAAGAATCAGATAGTTTATGAGCATTCTTACGCGGTTGTCTTGTGTAAGAGTATTTTAATATGGTGGATGACGTAGGGATCGAACCTACCTGCCTCTAAAGGCCACGGGGTTACAGCCCGCTTAGACGCCGTTGTCCATGTCATCCAGATGTGTCGTAATCCCCGCCAGATAAGTAATCTTAGCCATACAAACATGGCAATGCGAGAAAAGTGTTCAGAGATTACAACACAGATATAATTATATCAAATTTAGGTTGCGCAAGCAAGTTTAAATTTTCGTACCGCCTCAGCATCAACAGAAGCATACACTCTAAACTTGTCCTTACCTACACGATCATACAGTGCTTCAGCCGAATCACGATGGTTCTTACGATCCTCATGCGACTTATAAACACTAGCATAGCGACTAACAAAAACGTCAATCAAAAATTCTTTGCTATACGCAACTGCCATAATATCTCCAAAGAACATTAATTATAGCAGACTGAGCCAAAGCGTTCAAGATCAATAATTTGAAGGCTGTTTCCTGGTGAATTTACACGTTGGATCTCTTCTTGCAAGGAGGTGTAAATATTCTCCATGTAAGACGACATTCTGTAACATCCACGATGTAGAACATACTCACTACCAGAAGCAGTAGTAGCACGATAAACGTCGCCATCTACATCAATCTTACGTACTGCAGAACTAATACGCCAAGAGTCACCATTAGCGAAACCGCCATAGTATGAGCATAGAATCTTGACATGAGTTTCGCCCAGGTACTTAACTTCAACTAGTACCCAACAATCAGGACTATTCATCTTGGTCATCCTCCCACCAGTAAAGAACGTTCAATTCCATGAACGCTTTAAGGTCAAAGTTATCAGGAAAAATAAGTTCACGAACCTGAAAACCGTCACCACTAGAGTACTTTTCATGATTGTTTTCTTCTAGCTGTTCCATCTTTTCGTCTGACATAGTTTTATGCCATTCGATATTGTTGGAACCATCACCGCAATCAGTAATAACCAAGTAAACAGTTTGCATATTATTTCTCCAAATCAGACTATATTATAGTCTGATTCAGGCAAATAATTCAAGTTAAAAATTATTCAATTATAGGGTAGTGAATAGCTTGGCTAGGCATCATGAAAAATTCCCATTGCTCATGTCCAGGACCAAATAGGTCACAAGTAATCACTGTAGACCAAGGACCTTCAAAATCAGGATCATCTTCGTGTTCTTCTAGGTACTGTTCTTCGTCCTGCTCTCTATAGAATTCTTCCATATGATAGAAAGCTTTATCCTTGGCTTCATCCTCAGAGTTAGCGTGCACAACAACGTGCTCACCGTATCCGCAGTAGTTAGCACTCTCGTAATAAATAATGTATAGCATAGTTTTGGCACCCCGTGGAGGAATCGAACCCACCATTAAAGGCTTAGAAGACCCTTGCATTGTCCATTATACTAACGGGGTATGTTTTGTTTAGTCGATATAAAGAATAACAGTTTCGTCAGGCTCAGCACCATTCTCGATAAGCCAGTGCACTAGGGTCATACGAGCTTTCTCATGCTCAAGAGCTTCCCTATCTACGCTTTCAAGAAATTCGTTAGAGTAGTCTTCGATATCTACAATGAAAGCTTCTAGAGTATCAGAGCCTCGCTCAAAATACTTCTCGACAGCTTCCAGTACTTTCCAAGGAGTATTAATGAATTCAAAAACTTTGTAGTTCTTAAACATATCTTATTCCGATCAATTAAAGAATAATTATACAACGCCTAAGCATTATAATCAAGTCTTTAATTTTAGATTATAAAGTAACTTACGTAGTTCGGCAACTAAAGCAGGCTGCATGTAGTCGTATTCATCTTCAATGTCTAAACGTACTGCTTTACATTCGATATCCTCGTCATAACCAACTGGCTCAAATACTTGAATAGCCTCATGATAATTGTACGAATTCATGAAAACTATAGTGTCCGCCCACAGAATTAGATTAACTGTTAGCGGAATAATAGCGCAGTGCTGGTTACTACCACATGAGCGCGTATTCCAGCCAAACATTTCTTGCGCTACGCGTGCTGCGGTAGGGCTGCGTAGAATGCCCGCCGTACATACGAATAAAACTCTAGGGTTAGTCCCTTGATGTGGATTGCTGTAAGGTGCGTTTGCTTCAACTATGCGTTGGGTAAGGGTTGTCATATAATTCTTTAGCGATTGCTCTGCGTGCTTGATCTAAGTAAAAATCGCGTTCGTCATGCATAAAAATACCTTCGCCTTCTGGATGCGCTTTATAAACTAATTTACCACCACAATCAGGTACTTCTACTGTGAAACTTCCATGTCTAAGACGTAGATATCCTACTAATGCTTCACCCAAATATACATCGTATTGTTCTGGGCAAGCATAACAGGTGAGTTCTAAAGTCAGGGCATCATAGATACCACGATGGCGGGGATCTACGGCCCCAATCTGCGAGATGTGATTTGTCACGGCGATAATACTTTCTGTAAGCCTCTACTGTGTCTGGTTCATTTTTAAAGTCATCATGAACGCACTTTGGCGGATCAGTGAATGCAATGTTAGGCAGGTCAGGCGTAGGCCATGCCAGTGCTTTTGCTAGACTTAAATGGGTTTTCTTATGTTCAAACCTGAATTGACATTCTACATTAAGGCACTTCATCAATTCAAGTAGGTAATTGTAATTTTCAATTGAAGACCTAACCCAGATCGCATCAGGATGATTCTTATGCGTAAGTCTGTATATTCCAGGAATCTTTAATGCATCTGGGTTGGTCAAATGGTGTGCACTAGCTAATAGCTGAGCACCTTCTAGAATCATTTTATTGACATGGTTTTGCACGTGCGCTTGTGCGCATTTCTCAATATCTAGATCTAAATAGAATATGTTCATTATTCGTTTGCTTGACAGAAACCACAAATAGGGTTTCCATCTATATCAGGTTTAAGTGCTCGTTTTGCATGCCAGATGCCACAATTTGAGCACGTGTCTATTGTTAATTGCGCGATATCGAATGAGCTGAAACTAATTCCAGCATCTTCTAAAACTGAGCGTAGGTTTTTTGTTGTTCTTCTTAGAGAACGCTCGATTTCTTCAATCATACTTTGTAACGGTTATCAAGTTCAGGGTGAGTCTTTTCAAACTCTAACAAGAACATAATGCAACAGGCAGCATGTGCTAGGTGAGATAGGCCCGACTCTGGGTCTTTATCCTCACCATCATTAAATGCTTGAATGTGACGCATTGCTGCAGCTAAGGGCCGATTCCAGTCAAAACCCTTACGCCAATTATGTGCTGCGTATTTCTTAGCACCAAAAGCCATAACTTTGGCAGTTTCTTCTAATGCTACGCGCGAAAGTAAGTCTAGCGGCGGCTTATCTTGGTCGTATTTGATAGCACCTTCAGTCATATCAAGCTTTTTATTTAAACTAGTATTTATGTAGTAACCTTCGGCTAACTTAGTATATTTGGTAATATCCGTAAGGGGTGGTTTAGCATCTGATGTTACTTGTGAGATGTGGGCTTCACTAGGGAGCATAATTTAGGTTCAATATAAAGTTCACCCAGAAGTTGTTTCTGAGCAGCGGTTAAAGGACTTTCAACATTCATTAACCTGTAGTATCGTAAATACACAGGTAGTAACTCATGTTTTATGAGTTCTTCTAATTCTAACGTATAACTACGGGTAATATTCATGTTACAATTCCCAAGACTTCAATAATTATAGCACACACACCAAAGCTTTGCAAATGCAAAATCTTGAACCCGGTTTGGCGCAGACCTCGCGCCTTAGAGCGCAAACGTAAAAGCCAGGTCTGTACGCGTGCTATACTTTTAGGGCGGAAAAACTGGCTTGATTTTTGCTTATCGGTATAGTATAATAATTAAATCAATTGAGGAAAACATGAACGCAAACTTACCGCAAATTTTAGGTGTAGCTATTGTCTATAAGGGACAAATGTTTGCACTTCCTAAACCTTACCGCCACCATAATGTGATTCGGTTTATGTGGGAATTTTGTCATATTAGGCCTGTTGTTGGAGAGATGCAAGGCTTTTATGACGATAAGGGTAGGTTTCTTACTCGTGAAGAGGCGTATAAGTTGGCTAAAATGAATGGACAACTTGTAAGTAAGACAGAACACGGGCTGCATAAACTATTCTCTGAGGATATTTGGTGATGGATAATCTAATTCAAGACCTACGTAATGGAGAAATCCTATACAGTGTTGTAAACGATGAAACGGTTCGTAACTTCGTACCACCTACTAAACTTGCAATTACTGCTGCTAATACTTTAGCTAAGTGTAAAGAGGTTATCAATCAACTAGGTGTTGCTAACCAACAACTTCAGAACAAACTTCAGCAATATATTGCACACGATGAAATGCTGCAAAAGGAACTAAACAAATGTACTCAATCAGAATCTGTACTAAAATCGGAAATAAAATCGCTACGTGGGAAACTGGAGAGTGTGATTCAATCAACTATGTCCTGGCCGTCGAGCAAGTAAAGCAAGAGCTGGGGTCTAAGCACAAGACGCCTGTTCTCGCGCTATTTATTAATGAGCAAGAACGTGCGTTGGCTTAGTCGTATATGTGCTTTAGCAACACTATTCATTTCCTTCAGTTTAGGGTCTGGGCTGTTTCCAGAAACCGATTGTCTTGCTAGAAACATGTACTACGAGGCTAGAAGTGAGGGTATTTATGGCATGGTTGCGGTTGGCCAGGTATCATTAAATCGTACCAAGCATCCAAACTATCCTTCTAGCATTTGCTCTGTAGTTTATCAGAAATCACAGTTTTCGTGGACCCTAAAGCAACAGCCACTTCCAATGGGGCCACATTGGGAATTGGCTAAGCAATTAGCAGTAGATATGATTAATGGAGATACTCAAGTAGATAACTTTGAGGCTACCCACTATCATGCTACTTATGCTAAACCGCGCTGGAAGTATAAAATGCGTAAGATTACTTCCATTGGTAAACATATCTTTTATCGAGATAAAAATGAAACAACAAAATCTGCCTGAACCAGTTCAAGAAGTTCTAGAAGAAACCAAACCTTCTAGGGTCAAGGAAAAGAAAGAACCTCAGCGCAAACGTCCTACTAGGGACGAAATTCTTGATAGACAATGGTCCTAAGTTAGTGGCCCACGGCAATTTCCCACTTGCCGTGGGCCTTTCTTTTTGGTATAATTATATTATGAAAATTAGACTTTACTCCGATCTGCACTTTGAGTTTATGAAGGGTAACACCGATTGGCTCAATCTTTACGTGTCTCCTAATGACGGCGTGGACGTGCTCGTCCTTGCTGGAGACATTGCCGTAGGTGCTGGGGATGTTGCCAAGGTTGTGCGCTTCTTCAAGTCCCTAGGGTATGACAAGATCGTATATACTCCCGGTAACCACGAGTACTACGGTTCTTACATGCGAATCGTTGATCCTGCGCTGCAACGTGCTTTCAATGAAATTGAAGGGGCTTTTCTACTTAACGATTCTAGTGTCAACATTGATGGTGTTACGTTCTTCGGCGGTACGCTTTGGACTAATTTCCGTAACGATCCTATTGCTAAAGCTATGGTACCTGGGATGATTAATGACTTTCATGTCATTAAGGATATGACCAGTAATGCTGCTGTGCGTAAGTTTGAAGCTACTTATCAGTACATCAAAATGCGGTATGAGCAAGTTAAGGGTCCTAAGGTTGTGGTTACTCACTTCCTGCCAGCTATTGAGTGCATTGCGCCTCAATATCAAGGTCCTAACATGATCAATACGTATTTTGCTAGCGATCTAGGTGATTTTGTTGCTAACCTGCAGGACACTACTTGGATGTTTGGACATACTCACGATTCCGTAGACCTTATGCTTGGTGACACTCGTGTGCTTTGTAATCCTATGGGCTATTTTGCACGCCAAATGAATCCAGGCTGGAATAAGGATATTGTCGTCAATGTCTAATAAAAGCTATAAAGAAATCTGCAATACGTGCGAACTTATAGAATTCAATGATTTGAGTTCTGGAATCTATGAGCACTATGTAGACGACACTAAAGGATACGTGTGCTACTGGTTTCCAGGCTCTACGTCAGAACTTCCCGCAACTATTAAAACTTATTACCTATGAACTATATAATCGCAATGTGGCCAGATGGTACGTGGTGTCTTTGGGAAGATCGTCACGAATATCTATTGTGGATGTCAGATGACTATGAACGGCTTAGTGCTATTTTTAGTAGTAAGGGCGAGATTGTAGAGACAATTCGACTATGATAGTAGGGCATTCAGGCGAAAAATTACTCGCTTGAATGCCCTTTCTTTTTGTTGTATAATTGATGTATCAAAAGGAGAAATACTATGCGAGTTTCAGCACCAAAAAACACCTTTAAAGTTATTCTTACTGAATATGAACGTGGTTGGGGTCAACGTCCTTGGGATGTTGTATACTTCGATAATGCAGACGAAGCCAAGGCTTATGCTAGTGATTACAATGCTAAGCATAATACCGCAACGTCTGTCCCTGACTGGTACGTAGTAGCGCGGTATGCTGGGGAAGTTAAGTGAACACTTTTTACAAAGGCACTTGGCTTGCCAAAAACTCAAAAGCCTACGAGCTTTACAAACTGCATATACAAGCTAAGGATGCTGAAGATAAACAGTTTTACAAAAAGCAATTAGACACACACCTTAAGAAGCTGGATAAACAGCAAGCAGCTCTTGAGCGTGACGATACTAAAGAATATGCACAATTAATGTACACATGAAATATAAACTTCACGGCACCGTAATGTGGTGCTTTAATTTTGAAAAAGGTTGGCTACGTATTGGAAATCTTCTAGTACGCTGGAATGATTGCGATAACCTAATCTTTGGGATTTATTGGCTATGACCCCATTAAAAGCAAATCAAATTTGGTTGGTGGCTAAACCCGATTTAGGTATATGTAAAGAAGTCACTATCAATAAAGTTACTAAGCAATTTGCTAATGTAATTTTTGAAGGCGATAATTTTAACCAATGGATGCTTTTAACCTTTCTAGAACCTAAGCTGCACGAACATATTGGTGATATTATAGATACTGGCATTTGGCTGTTTAAACGTAAAAAGAAAGTATATCTTGACTAACGAAGAAGCATTTGATCTAGGCTGGCGAGCGGCATGTGATTGGGCAGACCGAGACGATCTACTTGCGGATATGGGCTCTAAGGCGTATATTAATACGCGGGAGGCTTTTCTCGCGGAAAAAGCTGCCGAGCAGTGGAAACACAGCATGACTAAAACATTGTGGATAACACTCTGGGTTGTGGGCTTTCCGCTAGGCTTTATGCTTGGAAGGTATCTTGCCAAGCTAGCTCTTTTGTACGCATAGGACTACTAATGTACGTCGACGATTATAAAACCTACAAATGTGGTATGTGTGGTAATTTTATACCCACAGGTATGGGGCACTCATGTATGTGGCAGCATCCGTATTACGTTCCACAACCTAATCCTCTTCCAGATACTTTTAAAGAAGTAACGCTAACCGAAGAACGTGTGCGTCAGATTGTACGTGAAGAAATGATGCGATTTAAATTAATTGATACTACTGTGAGGACACAATGAATATATCTTTAGAACATTTGGCGAAAGCGTTTGAAGCTTGGGAGAATGACTTTCGTATTAATCCTAGTAACTATCTAACTGAAGAACAGTGTGCTTTAGCGCAAGTTAGTGAAGTTTCCGCTGCTAGAGCAGCATATTTTCAGGAGTTGCTTAATGCTACGACGTGAGGTCCTTTCCCTAGTTCCGCTGCCTTTTCTTCTGGCAGCGTGTGGTGCTTCTGAGGCTGCTAAGCAAGTTATTTCTGTATACGGTGATAGCACCGCGTATGGGTGGCTTGGCCCCAATAAGCGTATGAGCCCTACTCCGGTAGAAAATCTTGGTAATTTGCTAAATGCAAATATGCTAGATTATACGTATCCAGGAGCTATTACTTCTTTCTCTAAGATTGAGAAGGATAGTTCTGATATTTGTATTCTACGCTTCGGTGTTGCGGATGCAGGTGCTAAGATTCCTTATATTGTGTACTGCCAGCATTATCTGCGTATTATCCAGGAAGCTAAGGACCTAGGTAAACGCGTATTTGTTGTGCAGCCTACTGTATCTCTGGCTGAATTCTATCCGCCACCGTATGACGAGTCGATCTATATTGGAGATATTACTCCTGGTCTGATTGACGAACTACATCCCAACGAGGAATACTCGCGTCGGGTTGACCAACGTATTGCTGAGGTACTTCGTGCGCAAATTTAAACAAACTCTACTTAATCCCCAAATTCCTGCCGGGAGGGATACTACTCGCAATATTCCATCTATTAATCTTTGGATTACTGGAGCTGTGAATAGCCCAGTAACTCCGGAGTATACTGGTGACAAGATGATTGGCATTGCTACTATGCATAAGTCTAATGCAGTGCCCGTATTTTCTGATGAAAGTGCGAAAGATATTTCAAGGATGCGCAGATGATTACAGCTAAAGAAGCTAAAATGCTTTCGGACAGTTACTTAAGTTCTAGGGTCACGGAAGAGCTAGAACTTATTCATAAAGGCATTGAGCAAGTATGTAGAGAGGGAGGCGATACTTGCTACTACTATGGCAGGATTGATAGTAGAACAATTAATAAACTTCGCGACCTAGGGTACAATGTGAATGTTTCTAGTTACATGAACGAAGATACTACAACTATCGAATGGTAACAACTAAAATTTACGATAAAGCTTTAGTCGACTATCCAGAGTACATAGGTAAGGAACTAATTGCTAAGCACTGGCATCCTGAGGATGAAGACTCTATCTACTGCGAGTGTGTCGGGCACCCGCATCTAAGTGGGTATTTCAATTACGTAGACATTGACGACTACTCTATCTACAAATAACAAACGGGGCATTCAGGCTAAAATTTATTAGCTTGAATGCCCTTTCTTTTTGCTATATAATTGATATATCAATTGGAGAAATAATGAAAATTAAAGAACTTGCCATAGAAGCTGGATTGATTGCTCCATATGGTAGCGACCGGGAAGGTTTGCGCGATTTTGATTATAGGCAGTTTGCTGAACTGATTATCAAGGAATGCCTGTCTTGTGCTATTTGGGTGGGAGCAGTTAATGAACACCTTTCCCTACCTAGAGATATTGCACATACAATCAATAAGCGTATTGTAAAGAAATTTGGGCTTGATAATGAATAAGCCCATACCTAGCGTCTATAAGGTATTTAAATGCCTACGCTGTAACACACTAAACTCAGCTAACGCGTTTTGCAATTACTGCAAAACGCGAGGAGTATTGAAGGACCAAGCTGATGGTATACATATTATAGGAAGAAAAAATGAAAATCGAAACTAAAGACCGCCCTTTCCAACCTGTGGTGTTTACCATTAGTCTGGAAACTCAAGCAGAAGTTGACGCCATTTTACAAATGTCTGTGTGCGATCTTAGTATTTCAAACTTTGTGGCTAAAACCCTTCAACCCTTTGTAAGGGCGGAAGTTGAAGTTATCGTGCAAGAATTTTTACAAAATATTAAAACGGCACTGAAATAATGATTAATATTGCGGAGTACATGGACCTTAAGGACTGGCTCAACCATTATACTCTTTTGCATGAGCTATGTATTGATAACTCTGGCAGCTGTTCCTCGGAATTTTATGAGAAAGCATATGCTGAGCATGATGTTTTAGAGCAAAAGATTAATGCGCTTTTGGCAAAGATTGGAGATCATTTTGAATAAATACATCGAAACCCTAATGCGGGAAGCAGGATACGCTGCCCCTGAGCTTGCTACACGCGCCCAGGACCTTGTCAGACTTTTAGTGCAGGAGATTTCTGCAGATTTGCACTCACGAGGTGGTACGATCCACGAATTTGTTACAGCACGATATATTGCGGAGAAATACAATGTCGATTCTACACAGTAATGGATATAAGTTAATCAAGAACCACTATGGTGATCGTGTTGCTAAGCGTAGTGGAGTGCCTCTAATCAATCATATTGATGAAGGTTTAGACATTATGATGTTCCGAGGTGCTTCAATTGAGGCACAAGAAGCGTTCTGTATCCATCCTCTGCTGCAGAACGATAGTGATCTAGCTGCGCGCTTTCATCAAGTATCTGCATACGTTTGCACTTACGTTTTCGGACTAGCCCTAGAATACCGTAATATCGCTAATGCATTCCTTAGCGAGCGTATGGATGAACCTGAGATTGCTTCTGAACTTTATACTTATGGCCCTACAGCTGTAGCACGATACATCAAGATCAGTCCGCTACCAGAAGTTAACGAAATGCTGATTGCTGACAAAGTGCAGAACTTTAAGGACTTTCAGTTGTACCACAATGGTACACATCCTCGCAGCTATCAACTAAATAACTATTTTAATGTTTGGGCAATTGCTCTTGGCCTTAGCCCTGCTCAATTTAAAGAACTACGGAACTCTATATGCTGAAACTGAGTGTTGAAGTTGATGGGCACGTTACTGTGCTGGCGAAGTTTTCGGACAGCGCTATCGCAGAATCTGCCTCGCTATACTACATAATTGCATATGCAGATGAACATGACCTGTACATGATTAACTGTATTGAGTTTGCCAAGCAGTATCTTTATAAGGATGGTCTTGGTCGTAGATACTACTTTAGGATTGAATAATGAACCTAAGCTCTAAAGATATTTTGCAATACGTTGATATGGAAGAGCAACGTAATACTGAAATCTACGCTATTCTTGCCGAATATGGCAATGACATTGTAACAGCATTAGAAGAAGCCTGGTGGCAAGGATATTGTGCTGGTGTTAAGCGCACTGGTGAACTGTTTGGACTAGAAGAATGATTGAAATTACATATCACGTAACTCGCCAGATTGGGCATAGTGTGTTTAACTACGATTGTTATGACGGGCTTACGCTTGAAGAAGCTTTGAAGCTATATAGATCTTTCAAAGATACTAGTAAGTGTAAATTAGTTAAGTGTACGCATACTGAAGAAGTACTACTGTCAAATGAAATGGGTGAAAAAATTGCAGACTAAAATTTTTATAGGATTGAACGTGTTTGGGATGACGATGGAGAAGTATTCCCATTAATGGGTGAGTACATTTCTGCTCAGAAAGCTCAGAATGTTATAGACTATCTTCAAGCAGACGGCCCGGTGCTGGGTAGTAAGCTAAAAATCGTTAAACAAACTATTACTGAGGAATACGTATGAATCTAGCTGCAACTGTAATGGTTCTGAACGAGAAGGGAGAAGTTCTAGTAGTCTCGCGTAAAGAAACTAAACATGAAACCTTTGGACTGCCTGGTGGTAAGGTCGACCCTAGTGAATCCACTATGGCAGCCGCTGCACGTGAATTGTATGAAGAAACTGGCATTAGCCCCTGGAAGACGGAGCTAGTGCCTATTTACGCTGGTGAATGCAACGGTTACTGGACTGTTACGTATGTAAATCGTAGTACTTATCATTCAGGAGCTTCTGGCGATCTACTCCCAGAACCAGGGCATATTCTTAAATTTCTAAACCCAGACTTTCTGGGATACGAATCCTTCTCTCCTTATTTCAACTACAACCGTCAAGCTGTTCAAGCACTATATGAATATTACAAAACTATCAATCACCCTATGTATCTTAGCATCCCTAATAGTGTGCTTTAATAGCTATGGAACTCCTTCTCATAATCCTTCTCCTACTTGCAGATAAGTATGTGGAAGATATTTATAGTCCTCCTAATAATCGCAATAATTCTGACTAAATGATATACTCTGATACATCTCGGGCCTAGTTGGCTACCTAGCATGCCACTATACAATTGATAAATATGAAGTAACGATCGGCAATCTTTTAGAGTCTTTGCTAGCAGGCCTGTTTGGCCCTGTTATGATACTCTTTACTTTTCTTGGCTTACCTAGACACTCCTAAAGCCAAGAAATTCTTAGATCGAAAAATTTTCACTCGACCCTAAGCTGCAGCATCCATACCATCTTTTTCTAATTCAACAATCCTCGCACCTCTGCATAACCCAAAAATGCACTTGAAATTGAGGAGCGAGGTGTGATATAATATTATTAATAACTAAAGTTAATTAAGGCGTAGGTGAGTGAATTTATTCAATATACTCAATTTAGCCTAGGGTGGCCTCGGAAGTTCCAAAGAGGGAGAGAGACACCCTTGAGATCAATTGTTGTAGATTAGAATAAATTCTTCTAACCTAATACGCCTTATACAAATGATCAAATGGGGGAAGTATTTTTAATTGTTTAAGTTAAATTAGCTTTCCACCTTTTCCACTCTAAAAAACTAAGAAAAATGCTGAAAAAAGATATATCTGCCATCAACTGGTCTAAGCTGAGTGAAGCGATTGATAAAGAGATTTTGCTGAAAGAAGGAATCACGGCTAATGCAAGCTGGGTACTGCCTCAACTAATGGCCTTCCTAGGCTCTAATCTTCGCTTAGGTTCTAGGGTCGGGGATAGGTTTAGTTTCCAAGAAATGCTGCGAGCTACAGGTAAAGCACTAGACGATGGTGATATTACATATGCTAATGCACGTGCTGTAACTAAAACCGACTTCGTAGGCATGGTACGGGTACTAACGCATCACCCTAGAGGTGAGGTACTTGGTAAGATACCGCAAGTCAAGGAAGGTATTAGGTACTCTACAGGGGTACCTTTAGTACTGTCTGCTCTAAAGGAGTTTAGGGGTATCGCGTATAAAGACTGGGACTGGAATGAGAAGTCCTATGCTATTAGCTTCTTTTTAGACAGCTACACTTTAGAAGCCGCTCAAGTTCTAGGGTCAGAAATCTCTTTTAGCAGGGAAGACCTGTTAAGCTTTCAGACCTCTGCTAGAACTGTTAAGACAGGTAAAACTGCTGGAGAAGTGCGTAAAGTGCTAAGTACCACAGTAGTTTCTAAAACAGGCAACAAGGACTTTGACGAGCTGCCTTATCTAACACGTTTAGCATTTATCCAGACCTGGGTTTACTCACCAGATGTACGTACAGAATACCACCTTTACCCTAACTTTGATCAAGCGCCAGAAGCTATAGTAACTAGCGATGTACTAACAAATCCAGTAGAAACACGTAGCTGGAAGGTAGAAGATATTCCGTGGTAACCGTACGAGAATAAATTTGCTATGGACTATCCTTTTACTAAACTTTGTCACAGTAGATGCAGCCCGGGACCTAGGGTCAGAACATAAATATGAAATACACTAAAGAAATTACCGATAAAATCGTTGAACAATACAAGGCAGGCGTGCCTGTTTCCGAGATAGCAGCACAATATGAGGTTCCAGACCGATCCATCATTGCAAAACTGAGTTCTTTGGGAATTTATGAACGCAAAACTTACCTGAACAAGCGTGGCGAGGTACCAATCAAGAAAGAGGAGTACATCGAACGCATTGCTGAGCTTCTGAATGTGCAGCTCGACCGCCTGGAGTCACTCGAAAAAGCTAACAAATCTGTCTTAGCCCTCATTGACCAGGCACTTCGACAAGATGCTGAATAAGAAAAAGCCCCATAACTTCAATAGTTATGGGGCTTTTTTGCGTCTATCTTACCCTAAGCCATAGCAACTCGGTTTAATTTGTTTTTTCTCAATTTTACCAAATTTGCCGCCACATTGCTCAAATTTTCTCAATTTATGTCAATTTGGGTGCCAAACCGTGATTGCTGAGGTTGTTGCAGTTTATGGGAAAATAAGCCCGCTACAGTTTAGGGTCAGGGTTCAATATCTTTATTTTCCACTTGACAAGTTAGCCTAGGCACTGTAAAATTGGCGCTGAAAAACACCTTGAAAATTCTGGGCAAACTAAAGCCCTCGCAGGTGATCAATCCTGGAGGGCTTTAGAACTTTTATCTGCCGGTTCGACGCGAGGATCTACTGGGCAAAGTTTTTAGTGAGGATTTCCACTTCCCCTTGTTCACTACGTGCGTTGCAGCGCCTGTGAGCTGGTTTAAAGAGAGCATTTTAAACAGTGTTTCTACTCAACCACCACTGCCTAATGTGTTACGGCATTAATACCGTGGTACTATACAAGCATTACCAGGCTACCGTTCCCACTACTTTCCGCAGATGCAACTAGCAATTGCATGTAATTTGGTGGTAAGGATTTAATGTATGTTGAAGGATTCGAACCTCCATTTCCCCGATAGAAGTCAGGGATATTGCTCAGTTATAAGAAACATACCTTTACCCTAGAAGTGCACCCGACGCATCAATCCTAGGGTTTCGGTCTAGTTTAAAGTTGTCGCTAGGGTATGTTACTACTTACCATACACCGGAACGTTGCTACAACTTAGGGTCAGACCATCATCAGAAGGCTACCCGTGTAAGTGCCGGTTACGCTTCCGGCTTGCTGAGCTGCGCAACGCTATAACTTTTTCGTGTAGGGCTCACTACACAACCCCGCCTAGTCTTGGGTACCATGGACAGGTAGCCGCTCTGCGTCGGAAAGTTCTGGTACTGCATAGGAGAGTCGAACTCCTGTTAACGGACTGAAAACCCGCTGTCCTAACCGTTAGACGAATGCAGTATTGTTTAAATGGGCGGTAACTAGATTCGGTTACCATTAAGTTGCTATCTAGCGGTCATACACTAGCTTCATAACACCCATAAGAAAACATCCTTCAGTAGCTACTCGGTTTGTGGCACTCTACGCATTCTTTACGAACCCGGTACACGCTATGCTTTCTGTCGATAGTGGCAATACGACTTCTCTCAAATAGCGTCACGTAGGGGAAAGAATAGGTTTCCTTGGCTTTCGACTACTACCCCAGCCCAGGGCTAAGGATGTTTACTTATGGTTGCTTCGGGCGTGTGATAGGCGATTTCGTTTCCACACATTAAGGAAGTATCTGTACGGCCAGACCACTTTCCACCCAATAAACAGGAAATCACTTACAGAAGCAGTCAAAAACAGACTACCTACTAACTGGACTACCTGAAAAACAGACTATCTGAGTAACTTAACTGGCGAGTGCTTTGCGCTCGGGTCTGCTTTAATCCTCTTTATCGGAGAAACCAGTTAAGTTTCGGGACGGTTACGACAGAACACTACTAGTTGTGTGCACTACAGTGCTAGGTTGGTGAAGTAGGCTGCGATTCCCGATCAGATATATTAATTATACAGGAAATTGATTACTAAAACAAGTCAGAATTTATTGTTCTCTTACTTTGTTTTTCTTAATTTCCCAAACCATGATATTATTATACAACGATTGGGGTTGCAAATCAAGAGTAAATTTTATGATCTGTAAATCACTGGGGCTTCAACGAGCATTTAACCATGCTAGGCGTGGTGGTTACCCGTCTACTAGACCAGTTGAACCTGTCCGGATCAGTCAGATCATAAAATTTACTAGGGTCGTCTGACCCTAGAAGTGCATCAAGCGGCCGTAAGTGCGGCGATCTCGTTGGAGAGCTTAGTCAGAGCTTCGTGCGAAGCCTTTTCCATCGTTTCCAGTTCCGCCGGTTCGAGGGCGAGAGCCGTCGCGATTGCGGCAACCAGGTCTGCCTTGGTCACACGCTTGGAGGTCTTGTCCGCAGTCTTGGACTTGTACACGCCTTCGCGCGAGAGCTTAGCCACGATGGAACGGGCAGAGCGCTTGGTAGCTTCGGCGATAGCCTCCACCGTTTGGCCCTCATTGTACATCGCCAGAATTTCGGCAGTTTGTTCGGCAGTATAGTTCACAGTCTTTTCGCTAGCCATTTTGTTTCCTTTTTGAATGGGTTGTTTATCGAATCAATATAAGTATTATACAGAAATCAGATTGCGTAAGCAAGACAGAAATTTTTCACTTAACTTACGTTGTGGTAATCGTTTGAGTTCGAGAATTCGGGTGAAGTGTTGGTAGTGTCAACATTTTCGGATAGCTCAAGTTCTTTCCATTCTTGAGACAATTCGCTATAGTCACCATAGAAAAAAGCCGCTTCATACTTGTTCATATTCCCTCCGTCTGATTCAACAATTATACAGATTTTGAAAAATTTCTTCAAATCTGAATTTTCGCGCCTGACCCTAGAAGCGCTGAAAATTGACTTGACAAGCGTAGGTTCGGCACTGTATAATGGGCGCGGCCAGGTTGAAAAAATTAGGTTTGCCACTTACGCTGGCGCACGCGAAACGTCTAAAAATTTAGAATTGCCACTTTACCACTGGCGCAGCG